CAAGTTCTGCAATAAATCAACTGGTAAGAGTTTCAGAAGCTGCAATCGGGGGAGAGGTTGTCAATTCAGTTGACGCTCGGGAACTTCATTCTTTCCTTGAAGTTGGTCAAGATTATTCAACATGGATAAAAGGCAGGATCGAGCAGTATGGGTTTACACAAGATATTGATTTTATTCAATTCCATAATTTTGTGGAATCAAATTCTAAAGCCCGTGTAGAATATGCCCTTTCTCTTGACATGGCAAAAGAGCTTTCCATGGTTGAGAAAAACGACAAAGGAAGAGCTGCAAGGAAGTATTTCATTGAATGTGAAAGGGTATCTCGGAGAGTAAAAGCCCCGGCACAAATCCCGGAAACCGTTCAATGCCAATTGATGGGAGCGGAGACAATCGCCAGGATGTTAAATTATTCGGATGCGTCAAAGATTGATATTGTCTCAATGGTTTACAAGGCAAATAATATCAGCAGCTCCTTTCTCCCGGAATATGTGGAAAAGGCAAGGGTGGTATTCTCAGCAACTGAGCTTTTAAAAAAGAACAATCTCCCAATAAATGTTAGGGTATTTAATGCCCTTATGGTGGTGGCAGGATATCTTGAGGAAAAAGAAAGACCTTCAAGCAAAGGGGCGAAGACATTTAAAGCATTGACAACAAAGGGATTGAAGTTCGGTCAAAAAGATGTGAGTCCCCAGAATAGACTTGAAGTTCAGCCCCATTATTATGAAGATACTTTCAACGAGCTTTATAACGAGTTAACAGCCTAATAAAAAAAGCCGCTCCGATAACATTAACCGGAGCGGCTCATATCTTAAAAGTTGCTGCCAATTCCTAAAAAAGCCCCGATCCTTACCCCGATATACCCTATCTTTTTAGTGATCCACCACCCGGTTGTGCCAACGTCTGCCTGAAACTCCAAATCAGACCACGCCCGTTGCGCTGTGTTCTTTGCCTTGCTACATCTATAGTCATGTTTTATTGACGCCAGCGGGTGATCATGCCGAGGGAACAACCCCCGAAAAATAAATGGGATAGAGTTGCCGTCCCACGAAAATCCCGCCGGGATAAGATCCGTTGTGCCATCCCACATCTTGCACTCAAGAGATAAAGTTAGTGCCCTAAGTTCCGGTTTTCCTGGAACCGTCCGCATAAAAAGAATCGTTCCGCTGTGAGCCATTATTTCGTGGCCCTCCCCACTGCAATGCCGAACAGGCCGGAGAAAAGGCTATTGATTATAGTTGCCTTTTCTTGCTCCATTGGACCTGAGAAAATGATCGACACCCCCAGGATGACCACGGCAATAATCACCAGGTTCTTATCGTCGGCAAACCATGTCATTTAACTTTCTCCAATCTCTTGGCCAGACGCTCGGCTCGTTTCGGGCTGTCCTTTCTCCAAAGTTTTGAATCCCTAAGTTCCATGGCTGCGATCTTCCAGTGCCTGTTTTTTATGGCATCAATGAAGCGATAGAAACCCCGGAATGAGCTGTACCCAAGCTGGTGGTACATATTTATCAGGACGTGCTGAACCTCGTCCGGGAACTCTTTGAGGTCGGAAAATATTATTTTAAGCTCGTAAACATTAATCTTGACATCGTTATCAAGGAGATAATACGCTCCCTCTGTTGAGATCGTGAGGTCTTTATATCCTTTGCCCTTATAATTCAAGTGTTCCCGCTCGGCAGGCGTTAACCCCCTGTCGGTTAAGTTGTGTCCAGCCCCCACGGTCAACTTGCCAGCAGTGCAATAATACGGGACAAGCCTGATTCCCTCGTCAACAACCAGGTCTTTGTAAACTTGCTCCAATATCATTGCGGCCATCCCACGCTGAGATCAGTATCAATATCAACATCAAGCATCTCTGAAAGCTCACGCTCTCGACTGAAACAAGCCTGAACATGATTAATAACAGCCCGTGCCATGGTCGTTATCGTTGCTGCGTCAACCTGGATCCAACCGTTTGTGGTTTTGTAGTCAATGACCTTTGCAGGGTCAAGCTGCACGGCGGTATAAGCACTGTTAAGCATGGCCTGGTCCTCTCGGTCCGTTGTGATTGTTATCCCGGCGACTGTTGTTCCTCCGATCTCGTGTTCATAGCGGATCTTGGCAAGCTCGGCCTTTCGCTCGTAGATGGTTGGCGTGGGCTTGATATACGGTGTAAGCTCACCATTTTTAACAATCCAACCTGTCTTGCAGTCATCTGTGCAATCTACCCATATAAGCGGCTCGGCAACATCAAAGGTATCGGTCTCTATTTGGATTACTTTATTTTCAAAGATTAATGCTTTCATTATTTATACCACCTCACTATGATCATTCCATCGCCACCTTGTCTCCCGTTTGCACTTGCCCCAGGCCAACCACCTAAGCCCATGCTGCTTTTTGCTGGAATTGCGTAGGAGGTCTCAATATTGGCATGCATCATAAAAGTTCCACCTATTACACCATTCAGGCCCTGGCCTCCTTTAACATTCATAGATCCCCCAACACCTGTACCACCACGCCCAAGAGCTGTCTCCCCGGATATACCCCCTCCTTCTCCTCCTGTGGCTGAAAGATAAGATCCGAAAGAAGTAGTTGTTCCTGTTACACCATTAGTTGTGTTTGGATAAACGTATGTCGCACCCAATCCACCAACACCAACGGTTGCGACTATTGATTGCCCCGGTGTTACTGCAATATATTTTTCAGAATATCCCCCACCTCCCCCAGGGGGATAATAGGACTGTGCCGCACCACCTCCCCCGCCAGGCCCCCAAACTTGAACAAATAAAAGTTTTACCTCTGATGGGACAACAAAAGTTTTTGATGCTGTTATGTATTCGCATCCAGGCGTAACTCCCCCACTCCATTCTACACCCGTCGCCGCACTGTTTACGCACAAAGATTTAAAAGCATTCCCTGTTAAACTTGGCAATCCAGCCGCACTTTGGACGGCTGCGGCTGTAGCTTCAACGCTTGACTTCAAAATAGCGGTTTTTAAAGAGTAGTGTTTTGCTGAATACTCTCCGGTTGTTACTTCGCTATTTTCAGCTTTTGATGCCCAATCCTTTGCGCTACCTGTTGTCGCTACAGTCCCGACTGCATGCTCTTTTGCTGAATACTCCCCAGTTACAACAACAGAGCCTGTTTTTGTAGCCCAAGTCTTTGCACTCCCTACGGTTGCAACAGTTCCAATGGCGTACTCTTTAGCAGAAAATTCCGAAGCTGCAACTGCTGATCCTGTTTTTGTAGCCCAAAGTTTTGATGATCCATCTGTTGTTGTGCCAGTGGCGTTAGCTATCGATAAATCCCTGGCAGTTTCTGCATTTGTTTCTGCAAGTTCGGCGGCCACCTGGTTTGCTGCTGCTGCCGTCTGTTTGTTATTAACATCAACCTGCAACGCGTTTGCCTGGTTTGTCCAAGTTTCAAGAGCTGCCACCCATAAATCACCTTTTGATTCAAAGATGGGGGGTGGATCTGTGTGTTGTGGTGCTGGTGGTAAGGGTGATATTGCCATTTTATACTAATCCTTCTATTGTTATGGAGCATTGCGCCCCGTCTATTCCGCTACCTGAAAAATGGTCTAAAACTACGGAAAAATCTCTGTAAAACCCATAAATAACTGTTGATTCAAATTGTTCATCAGCCACCCACAACGCTGGAGTTGTGTAGTATGGCTGTATGAGTTTTTGAATGTAACCTGTTCTTTCATTTGGAAGGACAATGCTATCGGTTAAGGTTTTTGAATAATTCCTTGGAATGAGGGAATAGCCTCCAAAGTCATCCTGTTCTTTTTTTGAAAAATTTTCTGTTCCAAACTCAACACCCCATAAAGAATCGCCTATTTTTACGACAGTTCCAGGGATACATAAACCGCACTTAACCACCTGGTCTACGCTCCCAGAAATAGTTACTATTATTTGCTTTCCTCCGCAAACCGGAATGTCTGTCAAAACAATATCGGTTTTTCTTTCAATAGGAGAATAGAAAAATTCATACCAGTTGCTTGCAAACGATAAATTCATGGGTATGTCAATATCATATTCTGTATTTCCAGATATAATAATTTCTACATTGATGCTTGACGATTCAACATTCATAATCCCAATAGCATCACATCTACCAATATCCAGAATTATCGATATGCTACCTAAATTTGTGGTTTGATCATAATACGAATCGTTAAACATTTTATATTTATTTGTTGTCCCTATCTCTATCCATGCTGGCTCTACACCTCCAATATTATCTGGTGGATACAAGTTTGTGCTTGATTTTGTGGCTTCATATTGCTTATGGGTTGCCACAACTATTACCTTTTGGCCCACGGCATATGTAGTTCCGCTACCCCAGATTGCATAATCGTTTTCTGCAACGTTGGAAACGGAAAGTATGCTATCTGTTATTTTGACTGGTTTTATTAGTTTCATGCTGTCCTTTGCTCCGGCATTCCATCATAATCAAACTTTCTTAAAGTCTTCGTTGTCTCTTGTGTGTTTTTTGCTATCTGAAAGTTTGCCCTGGCAGATTCTGCCCGCAAAGATGATACCTCTTCACGCAGCTTTCTAATTTCAGATATTAAACTTGATGTATTTAATTGGTCAAGTGGTACGATTGCCTCGGGTCCGTGGAAGGTTGCGTTTACGCTATATCCAGATGAAGGCCCGGATAGAATACCTCCGTCTGCAAAGCCCAATCCACTGTCTTGAGATACAGATCCAGAAACAGGCAATAACATGCCTGATAAAGAGGAATTAAACGCCCACTGTGCCGATGATAGATTGTTGACAGCATTGGCAACTGACAGCACTCCATTATTTATATTTAAGAGGCTGTTTAGCTGTGCTTCGAGCTGAACAGTTTGCGTTTGCAGCAAAGTATTTGCGCCGTCTGATGCATATTGAGCTTTTTGATACTCTGTAACGGCCTGCTCAAAAGATATAACCGACTTGTCTACGCCAACAACCAAATCATACTGAGCTTGCATGTTTTCAAGTATGATCTCATGATGTTTATTTTCAATTGTTATCTGGTCTTCAAGATTCTTTACTATTTGTTGCTGCTCTGTTAATTGGCTACCGGTCAAATCTTCAAGTTGAGAAATTGCCAGATAAGTTTTGATAGAATCTCTTTTATAATCAACAGAGCTGGCATAATCAGACTGTGTTTGTGAAGTCAATATTCCAAGATTAGGGACAACAGTTTCTGTTTGTGAAAAGTCTCCGCTTTTTGCTGCTGATATTGCATTTTTCAATTGAATTGTTACAGCCTCAAACGTCAATGCCGCTGAATCTGTTTCCATGGATTCCCGAGCTGACTTAATAGATTCAAAAGCTGATTCTAACGTTTCGGTTGTTTTTGTTGCTTCTTCCATGCTGACTGTTAGTTTGTTTACCATAGCCTCATGGTTAGCGGTTAAATTGGTCTGCTCTGCATCAAAAGAGCGATCAAGTAGATCTTTTGATTTGTTTAGGTATTCTTCGGCTGCATCGGCAAGTGATTGGTACATTGATATTTGAGATTCAATAGATTTTTCAAGCGCATCCTTAGCCACATCTGTTGCTACCTTTTCATCTTCAAGCGCCCAAACTCTTTCTTGTGTAGCCCTTAATGTTTGATCCATAGCCAAAAGTTCAAGAGATCTCTGTTGAGCTATTACTTTATTTAGGGATATCTCATCACCTAATAAAGTGTAAAGCTGGCTATCAAGGTTTAATTTATTGTTTAGAAGTTCAGATGCTTTTTGCCTTGCTGTATTTTCTTCCTCAATAAGCCATATTTTCTTCTGTGTATCTCTTAGTGAAATGTCCATAGCAGCTAAAGTAATATCTCTCTGTTGAGCTATTACTTTATTTAGGGATACCTCATCACCAAGTAAGGTATATAGTTGGTTTTCAAGTGAAAGTTTATTGTTTAGCAGCTCTTTAGCTTTTTCTACTATCTTAGACTCATCCTCAAGATTCCAAATTATTTCTTGTAGTGGTTTAAGACTCGCATCTAAACTATCAATTTCAAGCTTACGTGTCTCGATAAGCGCACCTGCTGCATCATCAGATAGCTCCATAATTCTAATTTCTAAGGATTTTTTACTCTCTGCAACTTTAGCAACCATAGTAGCTTCATCAGCTATATCTTGTAACATCTCTGAAACTGTAACACCAAACCCATCGGCAAGAGCCTGGATGGTTTCTGGCGACGCTGTGGATATAAAGTCAACCGCCTCGGCGCTGTGGCTTGCGCTGGGCGTTACATCATATTTGTCTTTAAAATTGGTATTGAATAGGTCTTCATTTGTAAGTTTACTAGAGGCCATGAGTATATTATTAATGCCATTTACAATAGTTTCTGCTTTCTCTTTTGCTATAGATATCTCTGAGGCAACCATATTAGCCTCATCTGCGATGTCTTGCAGCATCCCGGATACTGTGACACCAAAGGAATCTGCGAGTGCCTGTATTGTATCAGTTGATGCTGTAGAAATAAAAGACACAGCTTCTGTGCTATGCTGCTCACCAGGAGATACACCATACTTATTAGCAAATGTTGTTTTGAAAAGTTCTTGTTCTGTTATTCTCTTTGAAGCTATAAGGATATTATTAACACCATCAGTAATAGTATTAGTCAACTTCTCCATGGCCTCTCTGGTATCCTCGTTGGCATCCTCAAGATAGGCATAATACTCATCAGCAGACTCCGACATTTTAAGCATAGAAATATATGCTTTCTTACCTGACTCTGTTGTTAAGTCAAGACCATCTACAACATCCCTGTACATCTCTCTTGTATTTGGTAAATCAATCTCAAAATCTTTAAGTGACTCTGTGAGTAGTTCACCGATATCTACTTGTTTTTCTTCATCAGAAAAAAATGAATCATAGTAGTTACTTGCATACTCCGAGAATGTCTCAAGACCACCAGCAATGTCTAAAAGTCCTTGGGAGAATGCAATAGCTTCTGATGGGATATCAGCATCTTTAAAGGCATTACCAAGTTTATCTAATGTGTCCATGACTATAATTTTCTCAGAGGCTACTCGTACAGCCGTTTCAAGCATTCCTTCGCCAACGGTCTGGTATTGCCCCACCAGCTCACCGAATAGCGCAGTTGCAGCCTGATCTGTTATTGACGACAGGGCAGCATTAAGGGCCTCGTTAATCTCGTCGGAAGTCTCAAGGTTTTTAAGGTCGATTTTTCCGATTGAAAAGGCAAAGTCTTGGACAGTCTGAACATCCTGCCCAACTATCTCGGCAATGGAGACAAATGTGTTTCCAAGGTTTTTAAAGATTTGAGTAAACAAGTTGTCAACTTCTGCGCCAAGATCCTCGGTCCTTGTGCTAAGTTCTGTTTTATCGCTGTGAAACCAGCCGCCTTCTGTTTCGGTCTTGATATCGGCGAACTTGATAGTATCAATCAAAGACCCCCCGATAAGCTCCCCAATCTTTACGGCATCCGTGGTCGTTATGCCTTGGGCCAGAACAGAGGTTTCAGAACCTCCTCCGAATATTTTACCGGCAATATTACCAAGAGCGTTGTTTGCCCAATCAGCTATCCCGCCGAATATCGCGTCTTTAAATCCAAAAATAGAGGTTAAGAATCCAGTGGTTGCACTTTCAAGCAAACCCCTGAACCCCTCCTCGATATCGCCCATAACCCAATCTGTATTAATCCCCATATCGGCGGCGGTAAATCCACCTGCTCCACCTCTGAACAATGTAGATACCAACCCAGTGATATTGGAATTTAAGTCTTTCATTTCATCATGGATACCCTTAAGCTCGGCATAATCTTCCAGGTGCATATCTTCCCAAAACTCTTCAATGTTCTTTAGGGATTCGCTTTCTGCCGTGCTATTCCCGAGTACCGAGCCGGTAACGTTTGTTGCCTTAACTATTTCAGCGTCTGTGCTCCCTCCCGATATGCTCCCGCCTATTTGAGATATTAAAGCTCCCATTGTAACAGCCATGGCTGCAACTCTCGCAAAGGCTGAATAAACGTCTCCTCCTGAGGCTTGATGAGCTATGGCCGTAACTGCCTCTCCAACTGCCTTTTGAAGATTAATAGCTATCTCTGCTGCTGCAAAAGCCATCTCCAGATTATGCATAGCCTTGCGCTCTTTGGTGTTCTCCTCAAAGAGTTGGGACGTTGTTCCGAAAAGCTCACGATAGCTTGATATCTGGTTTTTAATCATGGCGCTTTCGTATTTATCAATGTCCTCTAATGATTTCTTTCTTTGTTCTGGACTGCCCTCCCCTGTCGCAAGTTCTTTTTGAAGATCAATTATCTTTTGCTGTATTTGTTCATTATCTTCATAAGTCTTTCCGAGCTTTTGCATCGATATCATGGCATTATTTATGCCGTCGGCGATTGTGTTTCCGAATGAAGATCCGTCGAACGATGTCAGCTCGTCCAGCTCTTTGCCAATGTCGTTGAGTTTTTTATCTGCTGCTGTTTCTTCAATCTTGTCAAAATATGTGTTCACCTGGCTGATACTTGCAGAATAAACAGCGCTTTGGATTGCACCCTTAGCCATGGCTTCATTTACGGCAAGTATGGCCTTTTCCCGGTTAAGTTCAATCTTATCAGGGGCTGTCTTTTCCATGGCCTTATTGTATTCATCCTGGGCCTTAGTCTTTTCCTTGAGCTGGTCTATTGTGGCGCCCAGGGATGCGGCCAATGCCTTTTCTGTGCTGTCTGCCTTTTCCTGTGTGAGCTGGTAGAGTACCGTTGCCTCTTCACCTTCTTTGTAAGTGGCAATCTCCTCCTTGAGCTTTTCTATGATTTTGTCAACCCGGCCTTGTCTGGCATCTTCTATGGCCTGGATCTTTTTAAGGGCAGATTCTCTCTCTGCCATTACTTTCTTTTCTGCCGACTCTTGTTCCCGCATGGCCTTATTACGAGCTGCATTTTCAGATGCGTGAGATCTTTTATATGCGGCCGCTTCTTTGTTTCTTGCGGCTTCTCTTTTTGCGGCTATCTCTTCTTCCATTGCCCTTACTATTTCAGGCTTTGCGCTTTCAGATGCTTTATATTGAGCCAAAGAAGATTCAAGATATTTAACCTCTGTTTTCAGGACGTTATCATATTTCTTTTCGATGCCTTTGAATAACTCAAACTCCTGCTTTTTTTCAAAAGTATGGATTGTGTCAAGGGCCGCTCTGTTTATGTCGGTTATCACTGTGGCAACCCCGGTCAAGCTTTGGATCTCTTTCTTGAGCGATCTTATGGCGGCTTCTGTGTCAGCTATTTGCCGGTCATTCTCTGCGCCACCCATGATGGGGTCTTTATCGATCAGGTGGAGGTTTTCAAGGGATATTTCAAGATTTTGAAGATCAGAAGAAAGTTCCCCAAGGCTTTTCCCGCTTGCAGCTGCATCTGCCTCATCTGCAAACATCACGAGCGATGACGACACCGCAAGTATTGCCGTTGCAGCCGCAACCCATGGGTTCAAAGACATGGTTACAGTCAAGGCCTGGACGGACTTATTTATGTTCATGATTATAATTGGGATTGAACTTATGGCGGCAATAACCGCAACATCTGCAATGTCTCGCATGTGTTCGGATATCAGCGTAAAACCAGACGCTATAAGTTTTGTAGACCCTGACATATTATCAAATTCGCCTACGAGCTTGGCAAAGGCGTTTTTGATTTGCACAACGCTTTGACCTACTGTGGTATTCATCTGGCTAAATTCTGCTGATATCTTTTGCCCCGAATCTGATGTTTTTGATAGGGCATCTACCAGGACCTTACTTGTTATTCCACCCGTGGCGGCAATATCCTTAAGACTACCAACAGCTACGCCCATGCTTTGCGCTATGGCTTCTGCAAGTCTTGGAGCCTGTTCAAGCACGGAGTTTAACTCCTGACCCCTCAACGCACCGGATGCGAATCCCTGACCCAATTGGATAATGGCCGCCTCTGCTGCCTGGGTTGACGATCCAGAAATAATAAGGGACTTGTTTATTGTGTCGGTAATCCCAAGCAATTGATCTTGAGAAAGGTTTAATTCTTTGGTTGACCTTGCAACCCTTGAATATAGATCTCCAGTCTGTTCGTAGCTTTGCCGGGTACTCTGAGCAATTTCAAAGAGCTTACCTTCTGCTCGTGCAAGTTCCTCGGTCCCACTGGTGACGAGTTTCAACCGACTGCTTACCAATGACCAATTATCCGCAATTTTTATAATCTCGACAAGCCCGACAGCCCCAACCAGGCTACCGATTATCGTTTTCATCCTTGACATAGCATCGCCATATACGTTCGCAGCAGAATTAGCCCTTTTGAACTCGTTGACTGTTTTCTGTAACGCCAGGGCTTCCTTCTTTTCCGCTTCCGTGGCCCCGAGCAATGACAGCTTATATTTAAGGAGCTGGACTTCTGACTTACCGGCGGCGGCCGCTTCGTCCCGTAATTTCATTATGGTTGAATTGATAGAATCCCGTCTCTTTTGTTCCGAAGAAATTATTCTTTCTTTTGCGAGTTGGGATTCTTTAGCCATCCTATTAGCTTCCTCTTCTGCCTGTTTTGACGCTTTTATTGCGGCAATCCTTGAATTTATTTGTGACACCGCCTTCTTTTCGGCATCGCTGGCGCCCAATAATGCCAGCTTATATTCCATCATCTGGTCTTTAGATTTAGACACTGCTGCAAGTTGATCTTTAGCTTTTGCAATCAAACCATCTATTGATGATTGACGCTTGCGCTCTTCTGTAACAAGGTCTTTTGTTGCTTTGATGTTATTGCGGTATGCCGCAATGCTGGATTCTATGTTTTGCGCAAGTTGTTTTTCAGCTTTTGAGGCTCCGAGCGTTCCAAGGGCAAAATCTGTATAAGCCGCCCTGCCTGACTGTAAGATCATGTTCTGTTTTTTAATGGTAGCTATCATTTTTTCAATAGCTTTTTCAGACTTTTCAGAGGCCGTGGCTAATTTCTTTAGCTCGGTATCAGCCTTTGTGACTCCTTCTGTTGTGACTTTTATTCCAAGGCTTGCTACTGTATCGCTCATTTTACTGCTCCTAATCCTTGACTTGGTTTGGATGCAAGGCGGGTAAAGAAATCGCTAAGGCTGTTTGATATTTTGGTTTGCTTTTCTGGAGTCATTACCAGGGCTGAGTATGGGACCGGGCAATCTTTCTTGGCCCCCTTTTGCAGCCAGTTCATGTACTCGGCGGAAAGGCCTTTGAGTGTGGACTTTTCCCAATGGCTGAGTTCTATCCCGTCTCTCCACGATTCTATCTCCTGGTATGATATCGGGCTTGATCCCATGCTGGAGTACATCATAGGGCCAATGTCAAAAAGCCACTCAATGATATATGAGTGGCTTTCCAATGTCGGCATTTCGAGTAAAGGATGGATTCCGGCTTGCTTTTTAAAGGTTTCCATCCTTGACTGTTTTTCCTTTTCAGGCGTGGCGTGCAGCCATGCCAGATGTTGAATATAAAGTTTTAGGTTTGCCTCTACTTCTGCAAAAAAATTTTGCGGTCGTGTTGAGACTCAACCCCCAACTCCCGGAGTGTACGGTTTGCTTCAAAAAAGTCAATGGCATTCTGGATGGTCAATGGCAAAGGTCCGTCTTCTGTTTCAACATTCCAAGATGCCACGCATCCGGCAAGAACCTCGGTGATAATCTCGTCGTTAGACTTTTTGTTGGTTCTTCGTTTTTCATTCTCGGAAACCAGGGAAGCAAGCACCTTACGGTATTTCTTTGAGTCCGCAGAGCAAATTTCCATGTACATTTTTTCACCGGATGCTGTTTTTATAAAATCATCAGTTCCGATGTCAAGCAAATATACTCTTGTAGTTTCGTTAAGTTTTGTTCCAATTGTAAAGTTGGCCATGATGGTTCCTTTCTATTGTTAGATCATGCCGCACCCGCATGCGGCGCTTTTGTTATTATTCTGCTACTGAGATTACCGGGATACGGTCAATCGCAATGGTGACTGTTGACATTACAAAGCCATCAACACCACCGATATTGATGGGGTAACCTGAAATCTTGCCTGTAAAGTAAGCCGTTGTTGGATGTCCTGTGGTAGGCGTGAAGTCATCGGACAGCGTGACCTTAAAAGAGAATGATCTATCATCGTCCCTTGCACCATCAAGGATTGCCTGTCCAGGATCACCGGCTACACGTGCCATAGGCAGGGCAAGGGAACCAGGGTCAACAGATCCTTTTGCCTTGGTCACGATTCTGGAGCCAAGGATGTTTAGAGTGTTGATATTGTAAGTTTCACCAAACTCGGGGATCTCTGTGATGTAACCGCACTCAACATAAGTGAGGGCTTCATAGCCTGCCTCGTCAAATGTTGCAGGGAGCGCCCCGGCTGCTACCACATAAAGCTTTGCACCTGCCGATGTTACCGGCCCTACTTGTAATGCCATAATATTTTCCTTTAAAAGTTATGCACAATATATGGTATCGTTACAGGAACCATATACCATCCATTGTTAGTTGTCAAACCTTGCGAATAGTACGCCGGTTGCACCAGGTCTATCACAAAGTCAGTTGCTTTAAATTTTGTGTTTCTTGGAAAGGCCGCTATCATGGTTTCAGCCATGGCCACAGCCTTTATTTCCCCTACTTTTTCACGAACGTAGCACGACACCTGGCAAAAGCCGCCCTGCTTGTTTATCCTCACAAGGTCAACCGCCGACTTGCGGCCAAGTGCCACCAAGATCCCATAATACGAGTCAAGGAGGCCGGGATCAAAATAAATATTGGGCAATGCGACCTTGATCGAACCTGCCGCCGACTTAACAGCATCAAAGAATATTGAGTTAACCGTTGCCATTATTAGCCTCCCTCACCGCATCCGCTACGATCAAGGGAAAGTCTGCGACCGTAAGCCTTACCATCCCGCTTGCCTGCTTTGATGCTCCAAACTCAAGATCCCGAATGTAATCCACGTTGTTGGTGACATAAAAATCCTTCTCAATATCTTGATGTGCAACGCTTGTGGCTTCACGCATAGAAACCCCCGATCCACCCGTTGGTGCTGTCCCAGCCTCGGTGTCAAGCCGATCTGTTTTTGAAGTAATTGGAGATCCTATTGACGATTGCCAGTTTCCACGGGCAAGGCCGGTATCAATCGGGGTTCTGTTAATCAGCCCCGCTGCTGCTTCAATCCTTATTTGCGGGATGATCTTTTTAAGATCCCGTGTAAGGCTTTTAGAAAACAAGTTTACTGTTTCAACCAAAGATACCGTCATAATCCCGCCTGGACCTTGGACAAGATTAAAGTGTCCCCTGGCTTGACCTGCCAGACGTTTTTAATCTTGTACGTTATGCC